GTATCCCTTGAACATGCAAGTTATATCGGACTTGAATTAGAAAAAGCCGATAATATGCGTATCGACTACGTGCAAGACGCCGAAAAGCCGAACGCCAGACCGATTGAAATAGTTTTATAACCATATTGGATTTTCACTTCAATAGGACCGATAACAAATCACGTTATCGGTCCTTATCTTTTGGAATCGGACTTTGATATTATAGGATGATTCCGATAACATCGCTGTTCCTGGAGTAGGGGATGTGACATTATTAGACACGTCCGATAAAAACGCACATATAATGTCACGCAATCGACGCTATTATCGGACCTTCTATATTATCGGACGTTCAGCTCGCCCGGAATTTATTATCAGACCTGGACGATTTGACGTCCGATAACCAACGTCCGATAATTGGCGTTATGTTCGCTCCAGTTATCGGACCATGCTTAGTCCGATAATAAAGACGTCCGATAATGTGAGTCCGATAACGAACGGCGGTCGGTACGTCCGATAACCTGGGACGCTGGAACGTCCGATAACAAAGCCGAGACCGCTCGCTGTGAGTCCGATAATATCGCGGCCAGCTACACGGAATCGAGGCCGAACGTCCAATAACATTTGCTATTGGGGGCTTTCCCCCAGTGGATTATCGGACCCAAGCCCGTCCCACCCCCGTAAAGGCCCTCTGCGTGTCACTTTCATTTTTCAAAAAAAAAAACAACCGATGGGGTATGCCACATAATAGTTATCTAACAAATCAAATTGTTCATAAAATAAAAAACTTAAAACAAAACGCAAAATTTCTATTGACATGCTTGTGTGAATCTGTTATTATAGTCAATAGAAGATAGAAACTAATTTGATTTACGTGATAAAGTTAAAGCGAAAGGAAGAAAACATGATAGTAAAGATACTTGATGACAATCAACAGGACAAGCAAATCATTGAAGCCGAACGAGTCCGCTGGAGTGAGGGTGGTGCTGTTATTGACTGCTTTGCGTCACTCGGCGACCACCAACCAACCAGAGTCAGAGTAAGTCACGGCGACCGCATCTTTTTTATGAACAACAGCGGTCAAACCGTAGACTCCAAACGAGTTATTCTGAGGGCTGAATGAGGATGGTTATGAGAGAACAACCAACTGCCGACAACGTATTTCGCCGCGAGCTGAGTTACCTGACGCTACCTGACGTGCGAGACTTTGTGCTCCATGTGTTCGGTGAGATGTGTCCGCAATACTTCTGGTATATCCGAGCAAGTCAACGCGGCCATCATCACCCGGTCTGCCGGACCTATGGTGGTTTGGTGCATCATGTTAAGTTGGCGGTTCGGTTTGCGAATGCGTTCTCGGAGATGTCACTTCATGCACTCAAGGAGATGACCTACAATCAGCTCATCGCCGCCGTGCTATTGCACGACATACTCAAGCGTGGAGAAACAAAGAACGACCTGGACACGTTTGGCAGTCACAAGCTGACGTCGGCATGTCACGGTCGATACGCTGCCCGGAAAATTCAAAAGCATATCTTTGGCGATGAGTTTGTACCGCTTGAATATCAGACAATTCTCAAAGCAGTAGAGCTTCACATGGGAAGATGGACCGGCAACCTGACGACCGAAGAAGAATCGCTGCTGGAGAATGATTACGTTGTGCGGCATACATATTTGGCGGATTACGCCGCGAGCCGCTCGCTGCATAAGTGGATAGGCGAACGATACACTGACAAGAACATGAGGTATTTGAATTGATGAATAGTCCACTGATGGTCTTCAAAGCTCAGAAAGTTGAGCCAGTCTACAAGCCGGTAGTGCGGTCACTATGTATAAAACGCTACGCGGGACACCCATACGGCTGTCCGAATTTCGGAACACGATCGGATTGTCCCCCAGACGCTCCGCTATTAGTGGACGTCTTCGATGTAGCTCAACCGTTCTGGGCACTGTGGGTTGACTTTGACCTTACCCAGTGGGTTGCGAAGATACAGGCAGGACACCCAGAGTGGACGTATAAGCAATGTGCGAACCTGTGGTATTGGCAACCAAAGGCCCGTAAGTTTCTACGTTCACACGCGAGAGCTTGGGCATCAAACTACGAGAAGCGATGGAACAAACAAGATATTAAATTGACTGAGGCTCCCGAAGCAATGGGAGTTGATGTCACGTCAACAATGAAACGTATCGGAGTACACTTAGAATGGCCACCAAAAAACATAGTTCGCGAAATTTTCCTACTTGGAGCAAGAAAGATATGAGCCTGCCCGCTTGGACAAAACGACTGCCAAAGCAAGCAATAATCTGTGGCGTGACTTACCGAATAATATATAACATGAACCGTGGAGCTTGTTTCAGTGGAGCAACTTGTGAAATAAAGGTGGGCTGTGGTAGTGGTCGAGACACTGCTATTCACTCTTTAATCCACGAACTCTCTGAGGTCGTCCATGTGTTACTACTTACTCGGTTCAACAGCGGCACTTGGGAAAATGGCGACATGCGATTCATCATGTCCCACGATGATTTTGAGCGACACAATAACGAGCTTATCGCTGTGTTGAAGCAGTGTAAGCTATTGCGGGGATGATATGAGTAGATTGTACCTATCAGTTGGATTATTCGGCTCTGGAAAGTCCACATGGGCTAAACAAATGATTAAAACAAACCCCAACTTAAAGATTGTTGGTGGAGATGAGATGCGATTCATGTTGAACGGCGGAGAGTATTGCTATGAGCCGACACTGGAAATCGCTGTGCGGGATATGCTTTTTGACGCTGCTCATGCGTTGCTTCGTCAGGGTTTTGATGTCATCTTAGATGAGAGCTACTGTAGTCTAAGCCGAGAAATGCGAACCGCTGTATGAATTGAGTTTTGTCAGTTTGCTGAGGTAATCGCGGTGGTATTTCCTGAGAAGGATATGAAGTACCACATTGAAGATAAAGTGAGGAAGGGACTCCGAGGAAAGCCCGTGAGCTACTGGGAACGGGTCTGGAGAGAGATGAAAGAAGTTTTTGAACCCATTAAATCTACCGAAGCGTTTAACACCATTTTATTTGTGAGGAAGAAAAATGAAACTCAGTAAACAGGTTAAAAAAATGAAACGCAACAAGAAACAACTACGAACGAAACAAGTCCAAGCTGGCGTACCTGACGAGTTGGTGATTGAGAATGCTCTTCGACGTCGTCACAACGCAGACTGGCCGAAAGTCATGCGTGAGATGATGACTCGCATTCAGAACGTCAACCAAGGCTGGGGACAAATCATGCAGGCCATAATGATGTTTGAAGGTCTGCGGGTGACATACGCAAAGGAAGGTGAGAATCTTGTCATCACAGTGAGTTACAAGGGTGGAGTCGAGCAGCATACACTAACACCAGAAGAAGTTGCGGCAGCGGCACCATACATGGAAGTGCTCGTAATGAGAAAACTACAAGATTCGCAACTGATTATGAAGGCATTCGCTGGAAAATGAGCCGATTCGATTTCTTAACACCTGAGTTTGTGACAGCCTGTAACAGTTGCGGCATTCAATGTCACCTTGATGTCTTCCCGTGGAAATATCTCGGCTGGACTGACGAAGACTTCATGGGCGTGGAGCTGCACTTCACTGATGGCACAGTCATACCGAAAGACCACCAACAGAAGTTGTTGCGGGTTGTCCGAGCATCGGAGAAGCAGTTAGAAGAACGGTGGGCCTTTGTGCAGAAACGTGACGCGAAGAAAACTAAACAGTTAAAATTTGGAAAACAATTGGAGATGTTTTAATGAGCGAAACAAAGTGGAAGCCGGAAGGCTTTAAGCGTAAGCAGTTCACTCTTGAGGATGCCACCAAACTCCTTAGCGAGCTGGGCACAAGAACGCCGAAGCATTTTGAAGATTACGGAGCTGGGATTTTCTATCACACGCACGAGATTGTGGGCTGCATGTTTGGGCAAATCAAAAAGTTAAGCGAAGCTGCTGATGAGTCAATCCACGACGGCGACCTGACGAAGTTTCGTGAGCGGTGTATGAAAACGCTTATAGCAATCTACGTCGGGACGCTGTCTGTGGATAAGCTGACCGAGCTTCGTAACAATACAAAACCCGCCCAAGAAATCAACATAGTTGTTGACGAACCGGACAAGATTTGTGGCCGGAGCAAGGCTGCTGTCCCTGTGATAAAGGATGAAAAGGTGTGCCAAGGCCCTATTAGAGATGATGACGGCCTCGTGATTCGGATTTCGACCCAGAAGGGTGATGATGGATACGACCCAGAAGTCCATCTAAATCAGAATCTGAAAATCACCTGTGATGGTATACTCTACGCGACAGCACACACCGCCGACGTCTATCTGGGTAAGGTGTGGTACTACGAAAAGACCGCCAAAGGGAGAATTGCTACGCGGGTAGTCGAAGGAAAAGTAGAAATTAACGGAATATAATAGATTTTCGCTTGACTTTTTGGCTCAAATGTCCTATAATGATGTTAGAATGAGCCATGTACCAGTACATATAGATGAGAATGCTGGTTTACCGGCGTTGAAAGAGATTTCGACGGCTCAAATAGAGCTGTACCTCTCTTTACTTGAAACGTCCGGTCGAAAGAGATACTCTGCAATTATGGCAGGAGTGGAACCAGGTAGAATGGCCTACTTGATGAAGAACGACAAAGAGTTGAAATCCCGTGAAATAATGTCACTCCAAGGTTACGCGGAGTTAATTGACGCGGCTGTCCATGACCGAGCTGTAAATGGTGTATCTCGTGGAGTATATTATAAGGGCCAACGGATTGCAACCGAGCGTCACTATAGTGACCAACTTCTTATGATGCTCGCAAAAGCCCACAACCCGAAGTATCGAGACCATGTATCCGTGGACGCGAACGTCAGGGCTGGCGTTCTCGTTGTTCAAACTTCTCTGGACCCTGACGATTGGGAGAAGCAGTATGGTAGAATGCGAATTGACCAAAGCCGGATTAACAGTGTTTGTACGGAGTCAAGTGAAGCCAAACAGCAAAATGATGGCTGAGTGTGGCTTCAAGAAAGATTTGGCTATCGCGGCAGCGGGAACGCTTGCCGAAGAATTGAATAAGAGATTTGGTGACACGCTCAGCCCAGCGGCATGTGTTAAAGCTGTTGAGATGTTTATCAAAACACCAATGGGTATGAATTGTGGCACCTGTGGTTGGCGAACAGCAGGAACGAAACACTGCACGCAGCAGGATAAGAGTACAAGTGACACTGATGACTGTGACCTGTACCGTCATCTACATAAGATAACGATATGAGCGAAAAGGTTGAATGGCGATTAAATGAGCTTGGTGTCTTAACCGCGTATATCGACGGAACACCGGCTATTTGGTTTCCTCAGCCCGGAAGTCAGGAAGCGTTCTTACGATGTCCTATCTTTGAATGTCTTCTGGCAGGCAACCGAGGCGGCGGAAAGACAGACGTGTTGTTGATGGACTTCGCACAACATGTCGGTCGCGGCTTCGGTGAAGAGTGGAAAGGTATTCTGTTTCGGCGAACCTTCCCAGAGCTTGATGATGTTATCAGCAAGTCACTGAAGTGGTTCAAGAAGATTTGGCCTGGAGCAAATTACAACAAACAAGCGAAGTCTTGGGAATGGCCGACTGGTGAGACATTGAAATTCAGGCACATCATTCGACCGAGCGAATATTGGAATTATCACGGACACTCTTATCCGTGGATAGGATTTGAAGAATTGACAACGTGGCCGAATCCAGATTGTTATACACCGCTATTCTCACTCAGCCGGTCTACACACCCAATGGTGGCAAAGATGTGCCGCGTTCGTGCGACCTCCAACCCCTACGGCCCTGGGCATAACTGGGTTAAAAAAAGATTTCATCTTCCGATGGCCGAAGGTATGCTCGTCGGTGAAGTCACTAAAGATTTGCGTAAAGATGTTCGTGACGATGAGCAAGAACAACCACGAGTCGTTATTCGTAGTTCTCTTGCAGAGAATAAGATTTTGCTCTTATCAGACCCAGGATATATTAACAAGATACGAGCTGCTGCTCGTAATCCGCAAGAGTTGGCCGCGTGGATTGAAGGCTCGTGGGATATTACCTCTGGGGGTATGTTTGACGACCTTTGGAGTGAGAAAATCCACGTTATCCCAAATATCCCATATTTCCTACTTAGGAAATCAGGTTGGTTTATGAATAGAGCTTATGACCACGGACAATCGAAGCCGTTCTCGGTGGGTTGGTGGGCTGAGTCAAATGGCAGGCCAATTCAGCTTTTTGGTAAAGAATATGGGAATGTGAAAGGTGACTTGTTTTTGTTTGATGAGCTGTACGGTATGGGTAAAGAGGAAAATAAAGGTCTTAACCTACCGGCTGGAATAATAGCAGAGCAGATTCGAGAAAAAGAAAAAGAGATGGGTTTGCATGGGAAGATTAAACGCGGCCCTGCTGACTCTTCAATATTCTCGAAGTATGATGGTATTAAAACCGTGGCAGGTGACATGAAGAAAGAAGGCGTCTACTGGGACCCAGTGGATAAGTCGGCAGGCTCCCGAATACAGGGATGGCAGCAGATTAGAACCATGCTTCAGGGAGCACTCCCCGCGACTGGTGGTCCACGAGAAGCCCCCGGCATATTTGTTTGTGAGCGATGCAATGAGTTTCGACGCACTGTTCCCTGTCTTTCACGAGATGATAAAAACTTAGACGATGTCAACACAGAAACCGAAGACCATGCTGGTGACATGGCTCGGTATAGGCTGCGTTGGACAAGACGAACAATAACTCAAAGGAATTGGTAAAATGGCGAAGAAAAAGGAAGCTACAGTAGATACGACAAGTTTGGCATATCAAGCGATGGAAAATCGTTGGTGGAAGATGTCTACACTTCTCGGTGGAACCGAAGCTATGCGTGACGCCGGTGAAGACATGGCCCCGAAACATGAGAATGAGACTCAGATAAATTACGACGACCGAGTTATGAGCAACGTGTTATTCAATATGACTGACCTAACACTCCGCACTTGGGTGGGTCGGCCATTTGGTTCAAAGATAACTTACTCCGACGACTTCGCCCAACACCTTATCCCACTCATGGATGATGTTGACCTTAACGGAAATAACATCGACGTGTTTGCACGCCAATGGTTCCGTGAAGGTGTTGCCAAAGCG